GCAGGCCAGTGGCTGGGTGCGGCGCTGGCGGTCGCTCTCGGTGCTGCGAGGGCGGCCCAGGAGGCTGGAACGCGCAGGCGGGGTGGTGCCCGTGCGCAGGCGTGATGTGTCAGTTGAAATGGATATGTCAGGAGTAGCAGCCGGGGCGGCCCTGCTGCCCAGGCGGGAATTAGCGGGCGGGAATTCCCGTGTTATTCCGCACTGCGGGAAACGCCCAAACCCTGTAGCCACGGGGCTCCTAGCCGGTTATTTCCCGTTTTCCCTCTTTAAGTAAAGAGAGGAAAAAGGAGTAGCACCACACTGCTGCGATGCACTGCACTGCTACTGGGCAAGTTGCACCGCCGGAGCGGGAAAGCGGGAACATTCCCGGCGCAAACCCTGTAGCCAAGCGGCCCGGCGCGTTTCCCCGCCGGGCGGGAAATTGGCGTTCCCGTTCCCGCCCTGGGCAGCCCAGCCGTGCATACGCAAAAAGGCCGCCTCGGTGGGCGGCCTCCTGCAAGCGTGTTGGACGTTAGGCCGTCGCGCTTCGCACCAGAGCGAGAATCCGTTCCCGAAGGTCGGCGTTCTGGAGTGCCTGGAACACCTCCCACTCGTCGCCCGTCATGTGCTCGACATGCGAGACATCATCGTCGCCCAGGTCGTCGGAGGGGTGATCCTGGATGGAGTACGGCAGCCACTTTTCCACTGGCTCCTCCCACTGACAAGGCGCACCGGAGAAGGCATTCCAGGCTTCCCGCGCACGCTCCACCGACCCGCTCAGCATGATGCGACGCTTGTTACCAGTGACCTTCGCCTTGCGGAACCCGAGCTTGGCGAACTCCTTCTCCAAGTCTTCGACGCTGACCGGGCGGGTCTTTAGGCGCATCCCGATCCACTGGGCCAGCTTGTCCGGGTGGAGGCCGACTTCGCCAGTTTTCTTCACATGAACCATCCGCTCGGCATAGCCCGGATTCGCCTCGTTCGGCAGCCATTCAGGCGGAAGTTGCCCCGTCCGGAACATCTCGCGGATGAAGCCGCGAATCGGCCCGAGGCTCCGTGCCTGCTGCTCTTCCAGCGCCCGCGTCCGAGGCACAGCGCGGACGTTGAAGTCGCTGATGTCGTAGTGCATCAGGAAATGCAGAAGGTTCTCACGCCCGCCAGCTTCCATAGCCCGGTTCAGTTCGCCGAAGTAGGCGGTGTCCTGCATCCGTTCGGAGCCAACATCCAGCACGAAGAACCGGCGCTCGAACTCGCCAGCCGGGACGACCCAGGCTTCGTTCGAGGCCATGATGATGTGCAGACAGTTCCGGGCAGCCTCCGTGTCGAAGCCCTTGCGCTCGATGGCGATGGTTTCTTCCGTGATAAGGGATTTGAGCGTCGATTCGTGCTTCTTGTCGCCCGCGTAGAGTGCTTCGTCGCCGAACAGCACGACGCAGTCGCGCAGGTGGGCGTTGAAGTTGCCAGTAACGTGGCGGGAGTCGGTAACGGGCAGGTAGTGCCGCCCGAACAGCCCACCGAACACCTTCGCAAGGAACCCCTTGCCCGTGCCACGCTTGCCCCGCAGGACGACGGCCACCTCTCCTGGGCAGCCCGGCTGCTGCACCGCCCGCGCCATCCAACCGAGCAGGTAGCGATAGTGCTCCTCGTCGCCCGAACAGACGTTATCGCGGATATGGTCCAGGAACGGCAGGTGCTTGTCTCCGGCGACAGCATCCACCGCGAAACCCTTCCAAGTGTTGTACACGTCGGGCGGGGTGTCCTGCCCAGGGGCGAAAGTGACCCGCTCGTACTGGCGACGGTTCGGGTGCGCCAGCCACCAAGCCCCAGCGGGCTTCGCGACCGGGTTGCCCTTGGCGTCGGTGCCCAGATCAACCATGACGTTGAGGAAGCGGTTCTTGAAGTCGGCGAAGCTCTGCGCCACGAGATTGACTCGCCCGAGCCCTTCGTCGGTCACTTCGCTGACCACAACGCACTTGCCCCCGAAGTTCCCGACGACCGCGAACTCCTCGTTGAGCTTGCGCAGCATCGGATGGATGGCATCCTCGTGCGCCCGCTCGATCTGGCGTAGGGCGTACTTCTCCGGGCTCTTGTGTTCTACCACCGATTCGGCAATGCCGAACGACTCGTCGGTGAGCACCGAGAAAATCACCTCGTCGGGCACACCCTGGCGCACCAGCCCACACGCGGCAGCGAACAGCGCCTCGGAACGGCTCGGGTACTTGGCCGGGTTGTCGGGATCGTTGCCCTGGACAATCAGCACCTTCAGCCAGCCCGGCACGTTCCACTTGTCGAGGGCATCCACCGACTCCAAGCGTTCCACCTCGTCCAGCGAGACAGCGGCGAGAGCCGCGCTAGGAGCCCACACGGCAGCGGGCGCGGCGGCACCCTGGGCCGGAGCCTGCTGGAAGCTCTCTAGCCCATAGACGCGCTCGGGGTGAAGTGCCACGAGGGTGGCCGGGGCGGCGGTGCGGCCCTTCGCCCGCTTCTTGGCGTCCGGGTTGTTGATGCTGCCCGGCAGGCGCAGAACACGATCCACGTTGTGGCAGTTGTCGGCCTCGCCGAACACGTCCTGAATCCAGCGCGTGTAACGCTCGGCCTCTGCCGCCTGGGCCTCGGAGCCGTCCAAGAGGATTGGCTCGCGTAGCGCCCACAGCGCCTGGGCACCAGCGCCGGAACTGATGATTGCGGTCGGCGGCGGCAGCCCCTCCGGCAGGTTGTGCGTCAGGCGACCGATGATCCGCTGGCGCTCTTCGCCCACGTCCTCCCCGGCACGCGGGTCGATATCCACGTGCAGGAAGCGCACGGCGGTAACGTCCGACTTGGCGGCCTTCTTCTCCAGCCCGTCGCGGGAGGGGTTCAGGTGGTAATAGACGTTCTGCGAGGACAGGCCCGCCAGCCACTGGGCGAGGTTGGCCTCTTGCCCAGGCGCGAACAGCTTGGGCCGGAACCCGTTCCGTTCGGGGTGCTTGGCGACCAGCAGCCACGGGCCTTCCGGGCGGAGCCACTGCAAGAAACTGACAGCGGCAGTGGTGTCGATGATTGCCGGGGCAGCCTGTGCCACCGAGAATTCAGCTTGAGTATCGCTTCCTTCTCGCTTTGCTCCGAAAGCCCCGTCTTCTGTCGCCCCGGAAGCTGGGCTTTCACCTTTTCGGGTGTCCAGAAAATCGCTCACAGGCCACCCCCTTTGGTTTCAAAGCGGGGCTGCGCCAGGACGAAGGCGTCCAGCTCGTGAATGTCGTACAGGACAACGCTGCCGAACTTGCGGTACGGCGGGCCTTTTCTCAGCTCGCGCAGTCGGGCGAGGTGCGGCACGGAAACGCCCAGGTACTCGGCAGCTTCACGGGCACGGAGCCACCGCTTCGGGACGTTGAAGGAGATTTCTTCGGCGAGGTTGCCGTCTTGGGCAGGGATGCTGGACATGAGAGTCTCCGAATCTGATGTCGCCAAGATCCGGAGCCGCCCCGAGACAATGCCGGGCGAAGCATGAGAACCCACTCGGCGGGAACGGGTTCGGCTGTTAGCTGCGGACTGCCACCGCTACTGGTCGGCCCTCCGTAGGCCGTCCTGGTTCGTCCTGTCGATTCAGGCACGCTCTCGCTAACGACCCCAATTATCTGGCATCTACGCTCCCAGCCGCAACAGGACAACCGTTCCTCCTGACACTGGCCAGCGCCATTCCTGAGATGTCATGAGAAAGGCACGCGGTCGGTCTCGCGGTGCGCGCACCGCCCAGGGAGCGCCAGCGGCCCGCCAGACCATGCCAGAGTGGTAACGCGGCGTTACCCGGCTATGCGCTCAGCTTTCTGCGCTAGACGGACTGCCCCATGGCCCATATCATGCATGCTGAATCAATTCTTGGGGGCATGGATGTGCTTGCATGGGGCTCGATAACTACTAACAACGCATTGAATGCGCTGACTTCTGCACTGCAACCGCTTTGTGGCGTGCAAGTAAACTATCTTCAGCTTCCGGCTGATCTCGCCTTGCAGATCGAACCATCTCAGGTGGGAACAATTGTTGGAACCCTGACTGACCTTCTTCTGCCGCGCATTGCGCTTGAGCAGGGTATTGGCCTAACGAAGGCAGCGGGAATTCTGGGTGACCGGGAGGGCTACCCCGATTTCGAGCATAACTCCGGGTATCGAATTGAGTTGAAGGGAGCCTTCCGGGACAACCCCCATGTGCCGATGAAGAGGCCGCCAACCCCCAGAGAGCCGTCAGCACGCCTCACACAGAAAGTTACCGTTAAGAACGTTGATCCAGACAGGGATGCCTTACTGATACTGGTCTATGAACTGCGACCAACTCGTAATGACCCTTCTCTTCTTTCGCCAACCATTGTTGATCTTGGGTTATTCCCAGTCATCGAGTGCATAAATGCGCGTGACCATCGCATGATAAGCGGCGGAGGCCGGTGGTTTGGAAACTATGAGACGCCCACAATCCTCAGCAAGGCGGGAAAGAGGGCTATCGCAGGCGGGGTGTCCTTGAATTCAAATGGGTACGGTCGGAAGGAAAGTGAAGGCTATCACTTCAACGAAGATACCAACTTTGGAAAGCTGAAGCGCATACCATATCGCCCGCTCCAGGAGTTTCTGAAGCGGGCGGGTTGTCAATTTGCAGCTACAGGGAGTTACCCGGTGTCGTGGTCAATGTCGAAGCAGGACCAAGAGTTCGCGCTGGCCCTCGATATGACGGCGGAGAACGGTAGTGATTCTCTCGCAGATCCCAACTTCTAGGTAGCGCTCTCCTACCGGCGAGTTCAGCAGGAGGTCAATGCTGATGCGCGGGTGATGCCCGCCTGTCGCGGCGGCAGAAAGCATTTCCTGTATGGGCTCGCTAAGCAACCATGCGACCAGTCCGGCAATACTTCTACCTTCCTCAAGCGAGCGCAAGACGAAGAACTCCGTCGAGCAGTAAAGGTGGTCAACGCCAAGAAGATCACACGTACCGGGCGGAATAAACGTAACTTGCCGGAGATAGGGGCGGAGGCGTGAAATGATTACGTCCCCGTCCCTAATAATCTTTTTGTTACTTGTTCGTCCGGAGACCGGATCGCCCAGGATCGTAATGTCCAGCAGTCCTTCGCGAGCATTCCCCGTGTCGAGCACAAATCGGGCGTCTTCCGGCGGAATCTGCGTCTGAGTGATGGACTGCACAATCTCGCTCAAGAGTTTGCCGTCCGCAAGCTGGCTTGCGGTCTCGCTGGCGAGCCAGTGCTCTGGCGAGAGGCTGAAGTCAGCACCTGTTTCTGAGAACGATCGAGTTATCCAGCGCACATTACGCTCCTAATACGTGGTGCAATCTCATCAAGGTCATGGTCGAGCGAGCGGTACGCCGGTGCGTCAGTATCGGCATCGGGTCGGTAGTTCGGCGAGCCGTTACTAGATTTTCCTGCCGCATCCGAGCGGAAGAAGTGAACCTCGGACTCATAGAGTGAGAGTGAGGGGGCTTGCTTGACTGCGAAGATGACTGCTGCCTTTTGCGTGGTGTAGGGCAGAAAGGTGTAACGGTGGAGGCTTACCACCGCTCGGATTTCGCTGTTCTTGCCCAACCAAAGGCGCACATCACGAAAGACACGGCTACTCACTTTGTTATCGGGGAGGACAATGGCAAGCCGCCCTCCAACTTTAAGTAGTCGGATGCATCTTTCTATAAATAAAACGTCACGCTCAAGACGCTTCCCTGAAACCCTCGCAACATCATAGGCGGCGGCAAACGTCTCTGCCGCGACATCGCCTGCGAATGGAGGGTTGGTCAAAATAACATCGAAGCCTGGGAAATCTGGTCCCATGAGAGCTTCAATCGTGTCGCCCGCTTCGCCCAAGAGGGTTCGTTCTGGTAATCGTAGGCTATCAACCTGTTCAACGTTGATAGCACCCTTAGTGCCGATGAGTGAGACAACTTTAGCGACTTGGCAGGCTCGATGTGAGTAGTCGAAACCGTAAAGGGTAGACGCGTTGCCGTACTTCTCGATGCCGTAGCTGTGCGCGGATTTGAGAAATGCAGCGCTACCGCAAGCCGGGTCGCAAACCAGTTCGCCCGGCTTGGGATCAACTGCTTCGACACACATGTCGATAACGTGACGGGGGGTGAAATACTGTCCCTTGTCAGCTTTGTAGGAACGGCTTGTTAGCTGCTCGAACGCTTGGTCGAGAGCGGTGAAATCTTGCCCTCGGATGCTAGTCGTACCGAAGACCCTGCGAACTTCATCGAAGATGCTATCAGGGGTCTGAAGCTCTAGTACGCCATCAAGAATAAACGCGATTTCTGGGCCGTGTTCCGTGAGGAGCTGGTCACAGCTTGTTTTGTCGGGCAGCTCCGTCTGTCCGTTTCCTTCTGCAAAATACTTAGCCAGGATCAGCCTGATGATTTCATAGAACTCATCCACCCCGCTGTTGGCCATGATGATCTCCTGCATCCGGCGGATGCGGGAGACGAAATCTACCCCGAATTGATGTCTTTTTGCCATGTGACGAGTGACGACCGTGTTGTTGTGACCTAGGTCATTATTGTAGAGATGACCTTCAGAAGGCAATAGGTAAGTCCCATTGGGGTGGCGAAAACGATCTCGCTACCCGCTGCGGGTCGCCTGAGCGACCCTGGGCTGTTACGCCACAGCCCGCCTAGGGAGGGCTAGGACGTTGCCGTGAATTTGGCCCAGGAGGTAGGCCGAAACGCGGCCCTGCGCCTCTCTGAGCGTTGCTCCAAGCGCCGAGCCGTGGATGTAGCCGCCCGTTACGCCCGGCAGTTGGTGGTTGAGCAGGAGCTTTATCGTGAAGGGGTCTAGCCCAACGGCTGCGGCGGCGGTCGCGTAGGAGTGGCGCAGCGCGTGCGGATTCACCAGCCCGGCGTGCCTGACGTGGGACTGGGTGAGGTGCCCCTTGTCCGAGGTGTGCGACGGAAAGAGCCACGGGTAGTCCTTGCCGAAGACCTCGGCGTTCTCCTTGACGCGCTGGCGCAGCATATCCACGAGGAAGGCCGACAGCGGCAGGTCGAAGGCCCGCTTCGGCCCACCCTTCGGGTTGGGCACGTGGAGGAAGCCGTTCTCCAAGTCCAAGTGTTCGATGCGGGCCTCGCTGGCGGCACCCCGGCGCATGCCGGTGAAGGCCATGAACAGATACCAGTCTCGCGTCACCGGATTGCGAAGCCCCTGCACCGCCGCCCAGAAGGCGGGCCAGTCGGTAACGATGACATCCCGGCGCTTCTCGTCGTTGAAATCCACCGCGTCGGTGGGCGGCGGCGGGAGGTCGCGCATCTTGCGGCGGGCGTGGCGATAGACAGCCCGGACGAGGCGCATGGCCTGGTTGGCAGCCACGGGGCCGTTGTTCTTGGTGATGGTGCGGTGGCGCTCATCCACGCCCAGGGTGTCGTCGCCGATCTCGCGCAGCGGACGGTCGGCCCAGTCCTTGAGGTAACGCTCGAACAGGTTCCGGTAGCCCAGGACGGTGCTCGGGCGGCGGGCCTTGCGCTCGCAGCGGTCGATGTAGGAGTCCAGCGCCTGGGCGAAGGTGAATTCCTTCTTCGGCTCCGGCAGCGCCTCGGGCTCGGCGGGCTTGTTCGGGTCGATGCCTGCCCGGAGCTGGTTGATGACCTCCTGGGCCTTCGCCCGGACGGCCTCGATGGACAGGAAGCCCTTGGCGTCGCCCAGGCGAACGCGGCGGGTGCCGAGCTTCACGCGGCGGCCTTGGGCGTCGCGCTCCTCGGAGTACAGGTCGCGCTGGACTGCGAACGACTTGGAGTTCGCATTCACGACAACCATCAGCCCAGGGACGAGGGTGTCCCGGACGGAGTACGATAGGACGCGCCCGGAGGTTGGGTCGCGCTCGGCGTGCGGCAGGTTCTCGACGAAGCGGATCGTGAGCTTGGTAGGTGCGAAGGTTGGCATGGCGGTGCTCCAGTTGTTGGCCCAGAGTGGCGAACCGTCCGCGAACCGTGCAGGTGTCGGACTAGGTATGCCTCTGGATGCCGAACTCTTGGCCAAACCGCCTTCGCAGCCAATCATTTTGTTGAGATACGGAGCCTAAATGCCCCTAACTGCCGCCAAATGATGGCGAAATGTGAACTTAAAATCCCTCATCCGAAAGGGTATGCGGGTTCGACCCCCGCTCCGGGCACCAATAACCACGCGGCTTTCAGAGATATACCCCCATTAAAACCGCGCTTTCCTGTTTTGACTGTCAATCACCGGTCAATCACACAGCAGGATTTTTAAGTCGAAATCAGTCTAAGAAAAAACCCCGCACAGCATCACGCAGGCGGGGTTTTTTTGTGCCCAAACGCGGGCGGTTGCTATCACCGGCCAACCCCAAAGTGGGGCTAGGATTCTCGACCGCACAGCGTGACGGGGTTTTGCGCGAAACGGGGCACTCGCCGTCTTATCCCCGTCCTGGCTTATCCCGAAGGCCCGCCCAGGCTGCGGTCACGCGAAACAGTGACGGTTATTTCTCACTTGGAAACCGCCAAACCAATCCGGCCCAACTTTATTGCCCTCTAGGGGTTTGCCACGCCGGCCCGTGGTTCAGATCAAACCGACCTCACACATGCACACCAGCTCGGTGCGTGTGTTGTTGGGCAGGATCGCTTTCAGGTTGTACTTCTTGCCGTGGTAGGCCAGGCGGTGCGCCGTGGTCAGGTCGTCGCGGTAGCCGATGGTCACTCGCATCGTCGTGGCCGATTGCTGAGCGTCAGCGGCCAGGAACTCGCGCCCGTTGATACCTTCGATGCTCGCCCACTCGGTGCCGATCGTTGCCCAAGACTGGACCATCTCGCCGGTCTGCGTGTCTTGCACGCTGGTGTACTTCTGAATCTCGACGGGATGACGGCGGCGTCCGGTATTCATCACAGCACCGCCATGGACTTATACGGAGCCAGCAGGAGCTGGTAAGCCGTGTTCTCGTGAATCGGGCGGTCGGACTGGCGCTCCCGGTTGACGTACAGGTCGCCGGTCAGCAGCAGAATGGCGCACTCGATGGCCTCGGGCATGGGGTCGGGCAGGTCTTCGCCCAGGTACTGCTCGACGTGCCGGGTGGCAGCGTCCAGATAGAGCTGGATCAGCGGGTCTTCCATTGCGTGCATCACGCGCAGGTGTTGCTTGGCTTCACCAGCTCGGCCAGATCCCGGCCAAGGGTGGTATCAGGTAGGTCCAACTCAAACGCCAGACCTTCGGAATCTTCTGTGAGTCGCAGAGTGCCGGCACCGAGGCGACCCAGCAGCGACTTGCCGTCGTGCTCATAGATCGCCCGGATGTTTCCAGCAGAAGCGGCGGCAAGCGTCCGGGTGAAGGCACCGGGGCGGATGACTTCCACAAACTCGCCCAGGTCCGTCTCAGAGTTGAACCGAGCGGCATAGCCGGTCAGCTTGCGTCCGTCAGGCTTCAGCCCATTGCTTGCGCGCCGTTCCATTGCTTAGACCTCGGTCGCTACAACGAAGCCTTGCGGGTGGCGCACGGCGGTGTCTACGGTGGCCATAGCGCGAACCTGAATGCCGCCACGGCTGTAGGCCGGCTCAGCGTATGGGTTCACCAGAATGTCCACCTCGGACCAGACGCCCAGCATGACCTGGCTGAAGTCACCGAGGATCAGCTTGCCGGCCGGGACGTTCTTGCTCGCTGCCAGCGCCAGGCCAGCCATTGCGCCGTTGTCGTACAGGAAGCCCGAACCGGAACCGGCAACTTTCTCAGCAGCAGCCAGGGCGGTACGGATGGCGGCAGTGGTCAGCCAGCGACCGTTGCTGATATCCACGTCGTCGAGCATTTCCAGCATCGCCAGAACGCCAGCCCAAGTCGTCGGAACGTCGCCGGCAGCTTGGATGCCAGGAGTGTTCAGGATGCCCAGCGGCTGCCCAGCCAGACCGGAACCGTTGATGATCGCGGCGTCGATCTGCTTGGCGATCAAGAAGCTCAGATCCTCGCGCACCAGTTGCTCGATGGACGGGGCGCTCTGCTGAATGAGCTGGCGGCTCATCTCAGTTTTGCCGCCGACGTGCTTCGGGGTCAGGGTGACTTGATCGAAGCTCATCTCGGCTTCCGGCACGGCCTGGCCTTCAGTAACCCAGCCGGTTTCGAGGCCGCTGCCGAACTTCGGAATGGCAACATTGCCACGCAGGCCGGTCATTACGCGCACGCCCATCTGGCGAGCCAGCAGAGCTTCACGCAATGGTCCAACGTACAAATCGGCGCGGTGATCAGTACCTACCAGCTCGGGAGCGGTCGCGGTGGTGTTGGCGCGCTTCTCCAGGCTGGCGAAGGGTACGAAGGCGCCCTCGGCTTTGCGGCCACTGCGGCGTTCGGCTTCGCGGGCATATTCGGCCTCGGCACCGTCCAGGCTGCGGCCTTCCATCTGAGCGCGGATGACCTTGGTAACGCTCACGGAGCCAGCCAGGCGGTCGAAGTCAGCAGAGGGTGCGCCCGATACCGGAGTGCCAGCGGCGCGGCGTTCTACTTCGCCCAGGTACTCGGCACGTTCAACCTGAGCGGACAGGGCGCGCTCTTCGGTCTTGAGGGTGTCGAACTGCTTGGTTTCATCGGCAGACAGATCGCGGCCTTCTGCGGCTGCGGCATCTACCAGGGTTTTCATAGCGGCGACCTTGGCGGAGCGGCGCTCGCGTAGGGCGGAAATCTTCATTGGTGTCGTACCTGTAAAGTTAGATGACATGCACGCATACTGTACGCATATACAGTATTCTGCGCAACTAATCGTTGACAGGTACGTTCGCCACGTTGTAGCGAGCATAAAAAACCCCGCTCGGTAGCGGGGTTGAGGTCATTGCACGGTTGCGTCAGGCCATCGTTCCTTGGCCTTTCTCAGTGCTTCGGTATGGGTCACCGGCTCGCAGATCATCGTAAACGGCGGATGCCCGTTAACAATAATGGTCCAGTGGCCGCGGCGTGATTCGCCGTCATTCGCTGCGACCTCTGCCAGCAACTCCAGACGATGAAGTTTGATGTATTGGCGAATGTCGGGCGTGAGCTTGCTGGATGGCGACACAATCAGCCGGTTGCCCTTCACCTTCGCGCTGAAGCCGTGGTCGCGGAGATAATCGATAGCGGCCATCAGAAAGCCTCCGCGTCGTCATCATCGAACTCGGGCGAATCGCTGAAGGTGCTCACGTTTTGCTGAAGATGCTCATAGTTTTCTGTGAGCACCTTCAGTCGATCTTGAGCACCTTCAGCAGAAAGGCGCCAAACCCATTGCTGTTTCCCTCCGCCGAAATTGCCTCCTTCTTTCTTCGCAACTGCGCCAATCGTTTTCTGAGCACGGCGAACCGTCGCCCAGGTCAGCCCGTTTCCGTCAGCGTCTTTCTTGATCTGGTTTACAGGCACAGGGCCTGCGGCAAGAAGATCGCGCAGGAAGTCGCAGGCGTCGTCCAGCTCTGTACGGCGCTCGTCCTGATTCTGCGACTCTACGTCCGCCAGGATCTCGCGCGCGGTCCCTTCGATCTTTCCTCCCCATAGCACGCGAGTAGTCGTGATGCCCTCCCCGACCGTGCATTCCTCGATGGTGTAAGAGCATCCGCCGTCGTCTACCGCGATGTTCGACTTTGCACGCGCCAGCACACGAAGCTCGGAGTCTTCTTGCTTCGCGGCCACCAGCACCGTACGCGCCAGCGCTCCAAAAGCCTGCGACCCCAGCACTCGCTCGGCCGGGTTCTTGTCCGCCGATCCTTTCGAGAAGTGGGTGATGCCCAGCACCGCGCAGTCATGTTGCTCAGCAAGGTCGACCAGGCCTTGCAAAGCCCGTCGCACGTCGTTGGCGCGGTGCATATCACCAGAGACGGCGGACACGATGGGGTCAATCATAATCAGCCCCACGTCACCGATTCGTTCCATTTCAGCGGCCAGCAGGTCGATATCCTTGGCCGGGTCGAATGGCTGGGTTTCCCCTAGTCCGTTGACGCGGCCTTGCAGGATGTACACCTTTCGAAGATCGGCACCGGACGCCATCAGGCGCGGAACAATCGTGTCGGACGCGTCATCCTCGCTCGACCAGATAACAACGCTGCGCCGCTCACGGCAGGGTTCGCCATCTGGCCAGCGCCCCCCGCTCGTGATGGTTGCAGCTAGGCCAATCGTCAGCGTGGTTTTGCCAGTTCCACCAGCACCAGCAAGGATGGTCAGCTTGCCCAGCGCCAGCCAACCCGGCCAGGCCCAGTGAATTGCGGTTGGCGTGATGCTGGTCGCCTGAATGGCATTTGCCCGCCAGGCATCCTTGGCGGCAGCTTCCGCCCATTCCTTCTTCAGGATTTCGATTGCTGCGGCCATTACGCGACCCCCAACCGGCGCTTGGCCAGCTCTAGCCGCTCTTGGTCCTCGGCGGACAGTTGCTTGCCTAGGCGCATCTGCTCAACCGCAACGGTAATAACCATCGCCTCGAACTGGCGCGCTGCTCGGCTTGGCTGGGATGACCGCGGCTTGTCGCCAGCGAACAGATCGCGCAGTTCCAGCCCGACCGCGCCGGCAATCTCCGCGGCGCTACAGCCGGCCCAGCACTTCAGCAGTACGGTGCCGTTGTCAGCTTCCTTGATGCTTAGGCTGGGGTTCTTGTCGTCGTGAGCCGGGCAGCAGGCAAGCCACTTGGCTGCACCATTCGGCTTTACCTTGTCGAGGCGTGACAGGATGTTGTCGATTGGATTCATGCCGCCTCCCCCGTGTGCTCGGAGGTACGACGGGCCAGGAACTCGGCAAGATCGCTAAGCCGGTAGCGGACGAGCCGGCCGACTTTCATATACGGGAGGTTATAGCGCCCGGTCGAGCGCCAGACGGACAAGGTAGAAGCCTTGATGCCCAAGGCAGCGGCGGCTTGCTTGTCGTCTACTTGAACAGGCGGGTTCTTCGGATCGTAGCCAAGGGCGGCAGCGATATCGGCCTTGATGGCCTCGATAGTGGTGTGCATGAGTATTGCCTCGTCGGGTCAGAAGTGACGAGGCAATGTTCGAGAAAGCGGAGCGGGAGAAAAATTTGGAGCCCGTATCGGAAATAGGGTTATCCGATACGTTTAATATGTTTTTCGATACGGCTGTTATGGTTTCGAAGGCCTGCCGCCTTTGCGGGCGTAATCCGGCGCCACCGGTTTAATCCAGATTTTTATGGCGTCGGCTGTCCCAGGCAAGGTATCGGTATAACCTTCAGCTGATAGCGCTCGATAGACTTGATCTGCCATTCCGCTAATCCGTATGACCTTTTCATGGTCTTCTTGCCATAGCTTCTCGGCGATAGCACATGCTCTGGAAATCAGCTGCGCCTTAGCGTCGTTCTGCTTGACCAACGGCGCGATCCTGAGCATTTCCCCTTCGATAGCCTTGGTCACGACCTCGTTCATCACTCCAAACATACCTAGCAGCAGCGCCTGAGTGGCAGCGGCCACATCTTCCGCGCTATCGGGGTGGCGCTCCGCTATATGTTCGAGTGCATCGATTCCTGCGGCCAGCCCAGACTCGACCGTCTCTCTCTCGTCCGGGTCTACCAACAAAGGAAAGGTTGCTGCAACGGACCTCAGCTGTTGGAAGTTAAAAACAATGCCGCCAGATTTCTCCATTTCCTGCGTGATTTCATCGACGACCCGTTCCATCGCTACGCCGATCTTGCGGTGCGTAGGGGTTCTTTCTTCCATCTCATGCCCTCCGGCATTCACTCAGAAAGATGGCCAGCCAGGCGGTTGAGTGATCCGCTTTTCGCCCCGTCGGGCTAGGCTGGCCAAAAACTATTATGCAGCGAGCTGAGCCAGCTTCTCGCGTGCTTTGTTCTGGTCCTCGACCAGCAAATCGTCCCGATCAAGATCAATGCCGCCTTGGCCAAGTCGTAGCTCGGCAGACGGGAAGGTTTTGCCGATCCGCTCCATTGCCAGCTCCGCTTCGGCCTGGTCTGCAAACGGACCGCAGCAGCCATACGGGTAACGCTCGTTCTGCATGTTCAGCACGAAGTAGTAATTCAGGAACGGGCCGTTCTTGGTGAAGGTCATCGTCTATTGCTCCTTGGTAGTGCTGCCCATTGCAGCGGTGATTTTCTCCAACGCCTCGCGCACCGGGTCGGTGGCCAGGTGGGCATAGCGGGCGGTTGTCACCGCCGTGGTATGCCCCAATAGCTTGCCGACCATGGGCAGGCTCACGCCTTGCCCGACCAGCCAGCTTGCGGTTGTGTGTCGCAAATCGTGAATGCGAATGTCAGGCACGTCAGCCAATCCCACTTCGGCGGCGAATGTCTTCAGCGCCTCTTTCCAGCTCGCATAAATGTTGGTGACGTGGCCGGCGCTGCTGCTCGAAGGGAAAACCCACTCGGCATTCACTCCGACGCGGCGCTTGAGGATCACGACGGCAGGCGGCGGCAGCGGTATCGAATGAACACGCTTGTTCTTGTGGTGGGCGCTGCCAATCGTCCAGACGTTCGCATTGAGGTCTAGTTGATCCCAGCGCATTGCCTTCACGTTGCCGGATCTCGCACCAGTGAACAGGCACAGGCGAACGATATCGGCGGCGTCCTGGTTGTTGATCGAATCAATCGCCTTAAATAGCGCCGGCATCTGGTCCGGCTTGATCCATTGCTCGCGTGGCGCTTCCTGGTTGTCTTTGATCGTCGTCCAGGGGTTGCGGATGTTCAGGCCGTGATGCTTGATCGCGTGGTTCCAGATCGCTCGCGCCAGCCGCTTTAGGTGATTCGCTTCGACTGGTCCGCTGTTCACGGTCACGTCGCGGAAAACCTTGCCGACCAGCGTCGAGGTCACTTCACTGACGCGCCGGTTCGCCCGGTCTTTCAGGTGGCAATCATAAATGCGCTGGTCTTTCTTCCAGCTCCGTTTGATCGGCTTGTCTGGGTTCGGTCCCACGGATCGCTCGGTGGTCCACAACTTCCATAGGTCGCCGACGGTCAGTTCGTCTTTCTTGGCGGTGGCGGCTGCTCGAACGCTTTCGCCAGCATTGAGCACTTGGAGCTTTTGCCGTGCGGCCGCTCGGGCCTGCTCGACTGTCAGATCCTCGGGAAACGCGCCCAGGCGCAGA